ACAAACTCCCGTAAGTCTCGCATGAATGGACTCAAAAACTTGAGTTATAAAAAACCAAATGAAGATCGAACAAATACCCACCGACAAGCTCATTCCCTACGCCAGAAACGCCAAGAAACACGACGCTGCGCAGGTTTCAAAACTTGCTGGATCAATCAGAGAGTTTGGGTTTAACAACCCCGTCTTGATCGACAAGGACAACGGCATCATCGCCGGTCACGGTCGCGTGATGGCCGCGCAGAAGTTGGAGCTGAAGGACGTGCCTTGCATTCGGCTCGGCCACCTCACCGACACGCAGCGCAAGGCATACATCATTGCGGACAACCGGCTCGCTGAAGTCAACAGCGGATGGAATGAAGAATTGTTGAAACTTGAAATCAAAGACATCGACTGGGGTGAGCTGAAAGAAATCAGCGTAGATGACTTTGAATTTGGTGAGATTGACTTTGATAAGGAGATAACCGAAACCTCCGCCGTCGATGCCGAACCGCAGATCGACAAGGCCGAAGAACTCCGCGCCAAGTGGGGCGTCGAGCCTGGGCAACTTTGGGAGCTTGGCGACCATCGGTTGCTGTGCGGGGACTCTCGTCTTAAAAAATCAACGGAAGTGCTTATGGGGGGGGGGGGTTGCTGATATGGTTATTACAGACCCGCCTTACGGAGTCGCCTATGTTGGAAAAACAAAGGACGCCCTCAAGGTTGAGAACGATGATGTTGACGAAAAAACCCTTGCCGAAATGTGCAAGGATTGGTTCGACCGAGCAGATGAGGTTTCAAGGGACGGGGCATATTGGGTTGCAACGGTCCCGGCGGGACCGTTGCATGGGGTTTTCTTTTTCGACTGGAAGCAACGCTGCATCCTTCGGCAGGTCATGGTGTGGAACAAGGATTCCATGGTGCTCGGCCACAGCGAGTATCACTACAAGCACGAGCCGATTCTTTTTGGATGGAAGCCTGGCGACCGATTAAAGAACGCCGACAGAACCAAGACCACCGTCTGGGATTTTCCAAGACCAAAAGCCTCCCGCGAGCATCCGACAATGAAGCCGGTTGAGATGTGGGCCTACGCAATAGGGAACCACACGCGCCCGAAAGACACGGTTTACGAACCCTTCTCTGGCAGCGGCACAACCATCATGGCGTGCGAGCAACTTGGAAGAAAAGCCAGAGCCATCGAAATCTCGCCAGCCTATGTCGCCGTGGCGATCCAGCGATGGGCCGACGCCACCGGCAAGACGCCGCGCAAATTGTAATGCCAAAGAAAGCGACACCGCCGCAACCGGCATCCGATCTGCAGGGGAAGATCAGAGAAGCAGAGTTCAAGAATATCCTGCAAAAGCTGAAGGATGGGAAGACGCTGACGGCGCGAGAATCGAAGATTGCGGCAGAGTTTGCGGCAAAGCGGGACGGCAAGGGGTTGACGCAAACCGAGCTTGCAGCGGCATGGGGGATGACGCAGCCGAACATCCACAAGATGGTCAAGCAGGGGATGCCGATGGACAGCATCGAGGCCGCTACGGAGTGGCGGAAGGACTACTTGGAGAGGCAAGGCAAGGGTGATCAAGCACCGGCATCGTTAAACGAAGCACGACTTCGCAAAATCCTTCTGGAGTGTGAGCGCATCGAACTGACGAACGCGATCAGCAAGAGCGAATATGTTGCAATCGGTTCCGTCCGAGAAACCGGAATCCGCATCGGCGCGATCTTCAGCGCCAAGCTCGCCGCACTCGTCAACGATGCGAGCGGTGCGCTGGCTGGGCTGGACGAAGCGACCCTACGCAAGAAGCTGCACGAGCGCACGCAGCAGATTTTAGCGGAGATCAAACAGGAGATTGAAAAGGTATGACTAAAAAAGAACTGTGGAAAATTTACTCAAAGCGCAATCCTTCATTCGACGGTGAAGGCACGGTAACGATGACAGCCGCTGGTCTGCGCAAGCTGTTCGAGACGACTTGGGATGTTGCTTTTCACAACGGAGAGGAGGAACCGCCTGAGCGGGTTCCGCAGTCTGGAAACATTGATGCGTTGAAAGCAATCTTCGGGATGAAATGAACCCGTTTAACGAACCCCAATCATTCGGCAACGAGTGCGAGGGGCTGTGTGGAGTATGAAAAATTTAGCAGGCAGTATGACATCCGTGACAAGCCCCTCTTCCCTTAAATGGGTAATGGCCGGCGGCATATTGAAAAGGGAAGCGCGCCCCGTCCCTGCGATTTTCAAATAAAATGAATCCGCTTGCGCAAGGAATTTATCAGGGCATCCGGCTGGCTTACAGCGGAACGGTGTTGGATTGGGCAGAGACAAATGTAAGATTCCCCGCCAGCGACAGGGCATCACGATTCGACCGCAATGTCGCGCCGTGGATGAACGATCCGCTGCTTGCCGCAACCGACAACGAGACCACGCAGCTCTTCATCCGCGCTGCGACAGGGGCAGGCAAAACAACCTTCATGGAAACCTTGGCGTGCTTCATCGTCGCTCAGAAGCCGGGTCCAACTTTGTTCGTCGGACAGACTGACGACATGGTTAAAGACTGGACAGAGTCGCGACTGCTCCCGATCTTCCGCGAGTGCGAGCCAGTTCACGCGCTCTTCCCCGAAGACCGGCACGCGCTGCGCAAGACAACGATTCTCTTTCCGCACATGGTGCTTTTTGCTGGAGGCGCCAACATTACTAACCTGCAAGAAAAGTCCATGCGCTACTGCATCGGCGATGAAGTGTGGCGGTGGAAAAACGGGATGATCCGAGAACTAAAAGCCCGGCATCATGACCGTTGGAACCGCAAGACCGTGTTGGTCTCGCAGGGATGGGACTCAACGCACGAGTCTTGCGAGGAGTGGGACAGCGGCACGCGGGAAGTCTACGGCTGGGAGTGTCCGGCGTGTAAGCATTGGCAAAGATACCTATTCGACGCGATCACGTGGGATAACGAATCGAAGGATGAGAAAGGAGTCTGGCTATGGGATCAGCTACAAGACTCGATCAGGCTCACTTGCGAAAACTGCAAGGCCGAATACGGAGACACCGCAAGCGAACGGCGCACACTCGCGAGCACAGCCAGCTACCGACCGCTCAATCCGCATCCGGTGCGGGGTATTCGCTCATTTGAGATTCCTGCCTACGCGGTCTGGTGGATACCGTGGTTTTCCTTGGTGCGAGAATTTCTGGAAGCGAACGAAGCGAAGCACAGCGGCAACACCGATCCTCTGCGTCAGTTCGTGCAGAAGCGCAAGGCGCAGGTGTGGGTCGAAGAAGTCACAAGCGACATGCCAGAGATCGCATGCGCAGACTACAGCAAAGGCGAATACGTCGAAGGCCAGAAACTCGACGGCGAGGTTCACCGCTTCATGGCCGTGGACAAACAACGCGACCACTTCTGGTGCGTTGTCCGGGCGTTCCGCGCTGACGGATCGTCGCGACTACTGCACGAGAGCAGGCCGCTAACTTGGGAGACGCTCGACGCGATCTCTGCGCAATACTCCGTTCCAGCGCGGTGCAATGTTGTGGATGCCGGCTACGACACGCCGGTGGTCTACGAGCAATGCGCACGGCGCGGATGGACGGCCTCGCACGGATCGGGGCAGGATGGATTTTGGCACCAGTCGCAGGAGCGTAGGGTGCGACGGTTCGTCTCCAAGATCGAAGCGGCGCAGGCCGGATCGCACGGGATGAAGGCCGCTTACTTTTTTTTCGCAAACGAAGGAGTCAAGGATAAACTCTCGTCATTACGCCAGGTCGAGACCGCAGTTGCGTGGGAGGTGCCGAGAGATGTTAGCGACGAATACCGAAAACAAATGCTTTCAGAAATTAAAAAAGATGTGATTAACGCAAAAACAAAACAAGTCGAGCAGAGGTGGGTTCGCATCAGCGGCAGGCCGAACCATCTTTGGGACTGCGAGTGCATCGCGCTCGCGGCAGCAATGCTGGCGGGAGTTTTACCAACGGGAGACGTATGAGCTACGAGACACTCAGAGCACGGATCGAAGCGGCCGGATATATCTTGCAGCGCGGCATGTGGGGAACGGGTATCCACGCATCGGTCACTTGGGAAATACGCCGCGATCCAAGAGACATCCCAACATGGGTAACATACGATTTTCTTGAATTTTCCGAGAAGCTGGATGCGCTGCACGAATGCGCACGCAAGGCGGAAGAACGCTGGGGAATCCCAATCTTTGAGTTGATCCCGACCAATTTCGTGGCGTCACGAAATTGATGCCCGCCCGCCGCGCTAGTGTTCATGCGGCTCTGCAAGCCTCCAAAATTATTTTCATCTTTTTGAAAAAAAGTTGTTGACGAGAAATCAAGTTTGTGAGATTGTATCTCCAGATCGAAGCCACCACGGCGACGACGAAAACAAAAAACCAAATAAAAAAATGAAAAACAACACCATCAAACAAACAACGGCAGCAGGAAATATTGTGTGGGCCTTAAGCAAAAGCACGCTGGCTACAAAAACTAAAGTTGGAGCAGCAAAAGCCACGATCAAAGCAAACTTGAAGTTTTCAAAATAATCCTCCCACCCGGCGCGGGTTCGACCCCCGCGCCACTAAACACCACGAAAAAATGAAACTCACAAAATCCAAACTCAAACAAATCATCCGACTGGCTGAAAACGGAAACAGCGTCACCCTTCTCGTTTGCAAAGCACTTCCACAGGCCAGCGAATCAGAAATCGATAACGCGATTGAGACAGTTTACGACTCCATGGAATTCCCTCATGAGTAAGCCCACCACCCACGGCGGCCCGCGCAAAGGAGCGGGCCGCCCGCAAGGCAAGAAGTCCGCCAACGCCAAGGGCAGGACAGCCGTGACCAGATCCGTCTCCATGCAGCCCGAATCATGGGCCAAGCTCGACCGGCTGCGCGGCACGCAGTCGCGCGGGAAGTTTATTGAGAGCAAGCTCTGAGTTTCGTCAGAAAAACGACCACAAATTTCTTCTTTGAGTTGACGCAACCAGCTAAATAATGGGACTCAACAAAGCATTTTTCGGTTTGCCACTTGCGACCCTGCAAAGTTTGCAGACAAAATACATCGAGTGTCTGGAAGCAATCGCCGTTGCTGGAGCCAGCTACAGCATAGCCGGGCGGTCATTCACTCGCGCAAATCTCGCAGAGGTTTCGCAGGTCGTGAAAGAACTCACCGCCGCGATCTCTTCCGCAAGCGGAACGCGCGTCCGTCGCACAGTCACAGCATTCCCTACGCAACAGCCTTAATGAAACAAGACATCATCACGCAAGCGATTGCATTTATTTCTCCGCAGGCCGCGATGTCTCGAATGATCTCGCAGGCCAAGCTCCGCAACTTCGGGCGATTTGATTCTGCGCTGGACAGCACGAAGCGCGGCATCAGCCGCAATGTGTCCGGCGCCGAGGACACCGCAGGCACGACCGAGCGATACAAGCTGATCCGTGCAGCTCGCGATCTTGCAGACAACTTTCCACCCATCCGCTCACTGCTTTTGAAGTTTGCGACCTATGTCGCCGGACGGCTGAACTACCAAGCTCGCACCGGAGACCGCGATCTCGACATGAAGATCGAACGCTACTGGCGCAACTGGTGCTCGAAGTGCGACTTCCTGCGCAGGCACGATTTTGTCACGCTCTTGCAACTCGCCGTGATGGCGGTCTTGCGCGATGGCGACTGCGGCTTTGTGATCGTGCGCGATCAGGGGGAGCTAAGACTTCAGAGCGTTGAGAGCGACCGCATCGGCTCGCCTTACAACCGGTTGATCGACTCGGACAATTACATCGGCGGCATCGTTCTGGACGACTACGGACGGCCCGACCAATACGAACTTTATGTTCGGACGATCAGCAACCAATACATCGACCCAACACGCATTCCGGCTGCGGAGTTCATCCACCTTTTTGATCCTACACGGCTCGACGAATACCGTGGACGCTCTGCATTTGCTACGGCACTCAACGCCGCTCGCGACCTACAGGAAGCACTAAAGGCAGAGATTCAAGCGATAAAATTTGCCAGCTACCAGACCGGCATCATTATGTCGGAGACCGGAGCGGCTGAAGCCAGCGATTACTTTGCAAGTTCGCAACCGAACGACTACGGGCAACGGGCGAAGCTCGAGAGCGTTGACCCCGGCACGATGAACTATCTCTCCCCAGGAGAGAAGATGGAGATGTTTGAGAACACCCGCCCGACCGGAGCGTTCGGAGAGTTCGTGCGTCTCGTGCAGTCGCACATCTGCATGTCGGTCGGGTTGCCTTACGGGTT